CTGTAGCAATTAACGCTTGTCCTTCTTGCTGTTGCTGCTGTTGGTCTATAGCTACCATCGAATCTGACGCTATTTGAATACGGTAACTACGTTTAGTGTCGTCGCGTAGTATGTCAATAATTTGACGCTTCATATCCTCAATAAGCATTAGAGGATCTGGCTGTGGAGCTATAGGAGGTAGCTCAACTGGTAGCATTCCGTCTTGCCCTGGTTCTGGCATTGGCGCGGGAGGTGGCGTTGGTATAAAGATGGTAGGCTCAATAAGAGCTGTAGCATCTCCAATTTCTAAAATCCTAGCTTCATCAAATTGTTCGCAGATAATAGCGCCAAGTTTAGCGATAGCGTCCGACATAAACTTGGTAAACATGTTCTGTCGTACAATTAGCCCCATTGACGACCACTGGTTTTCTAGCCTGTTGGCCGTAGCAGATTTGTATTGTTCTGAGGTGCCACGTAATAGATCAGAAACTTTCAGCGTTTCGTAAAGCTGCTGTAAAGCATTTTGTCGAATTTCTTGAAGAACATTGAGTGCATTTGCAAATGGCTCAAATGGAGCAAATTCCATTGACCCTTGCAAGCCGCCTCTGCCGCGATTAGCAGGCCAATTATCGACAGGGACACCCTTTAGGTCGTCTTCGAAGATTTGTTCAATGGTGCGGCCCATAGCGCTGTCATAAGCAAAGTTAGTGCGTATTGCTTGAGTGACAGCATGGATACGAGTTGTAAGCCGCTCTACTTCTAGAATTTGGTCTTTAACATGGGCGTAGTCAGATACTGGAATTACGCTATCTGGATCAATAGATTGTCGTATAACCGAGCAGGGATAAAACCCTTCAAATTTGATGGGCGGCTCCATCTCTTCAATAATAGTTTTATCGCCACCTTTTTGTATCCAATAAACTTTGTTTGTTGCTTGGCACCAAATTTCAAATACTTCTGCCTTACCTTCAAACTTATCTTCTTTTCGGGCTATGTCTTTTTTGATAACCTCTGGAAAATTGTCATAGTTTAGTTCTTCTGCAACAACGTCGCCAAACAGGTCTTTTGCTTGGTCCCTGTCTAAGAACGCACGTCTAGCCTGCCATTCTATTTCTTGCTCATTTCGAGCATCAGAGCAAAAGTAATCACTGTAAGAAATAACTTCTAAAACAGTTTTTTCATCTGTTTTTTGCTCTACTTCTACAGATTTGATTAAGATGCCACCTGTTGTTTCTGTAAAGCCTTCTAAATCGTCTTCGTAAGGCTGTCCATTCCCATCTAAATAAGCTCCGCTTGGGTCTTTGATGATAGCAATCTCTTGAAAAATTGTTTCAAACTTAGCTACGTACCTAGCCCATAAAACGGCTTGTCCAGTAAGCAAAAATTGCAGAGCTGCTTGATAGCCAATCTTGTCAAAATCAAAGTTGCAATCCATTGCATACTGAGTGTTGCGTTCTATGATAATGCTGCCTAGTTCGTAGGGTATGCCACCTGCTCTTTTACGTAAGTTTACTTCGGCTTTAGGTGTTGAGCTGTAATAAGCAGGTAACAGCGTATTAATGCAATACCACCAAACATTTAAACGTCGCTGTGCATCTCGTAGTGTGTCTACTTGTCTATGCGCGTTATAAACCCGAATTGACTCTTCAGCGTCTTGAATAAACTTTTTACGTCTTGTTTCTGCATCAGAAATCTGAGCTTTCCACCAGCGACCTGAATACTTTTTAATTAGTGATACAGGTTGTTTTTTCATATTTTGCTCTTAGAGTTTCTAGCTCGTACTTTTGCAATATAACTTTGTAATTTAACCAAGCCTTTGTTGAATACTTCTGCTGGTTGCTCCCATTGAGAATCAATTAAACGTGCTTTGCAGAGGTATCGTAAAGCGTCACAGTTATGAGACACGACACCATTACCCAGAACAAAGGTACTTGTACTTGGGACAACTAAGCAATAGACATCTTGCGGGGTTTCGGTATGAGAAATGGATTTAACCGTCTTCGACGTGCAGACATTTTGCAGTTTTGATGACAGTACTTGGCTTTCCAATCCATGTGTTTTTTTGTTTGAAACTCTGTCCCACAAAACTCGCAAGTTTTTGTAATTATCGGAATTGATGCTGCTACTGCTCTGGCGTGTTCGGAGTGCCATTCCCTGCCTTGAAGAGATGTGTGCCAAAGTCTTGCAACTGGCTGTGCTTTGGCAATTATATTCTTTCTGGCAATTTCCCTGCGTTCTGGCGTCATGTGGTTTGACAAGTGTGTTTTGGAATCCAACAACTCTAAGTTTTCTATCTGATTGTTGACTCTGTTGTTGTCTTTGTGATGAATGTGCATACCTTTGGGAATAGCACCATTGAAATATTCCCAAACCTTTCTGTGCAGTCTTCTTGAGCCACGAACGTGTTTTTGTTGCGATGAAAAGTAATGCCCGCAACGGTAATATTTTACCCCGTCGAACTCTTGGCACGTGTCTGAAATAACCGTAACTCTCATGCGTAACGCAGCGTATCAGATCTTGAGATGTAAGCAAAGAGGCTTCTTTGAACGACCCGTCAATTAACTGGAACTTATGATCTGGAGTGCAAGTTACTTGTGAATCGTCGTCAAAAGTAAGAGTAATAACTTTTGCTTGTTTGCGTGTTAGTGACCCACAAGCTTCTTGATAAAACCCATCGTGGGACAAAACAAAAACGGAAAAATTACCGCAAAGGTTTTTAATTGGCAAAAGACCTGAATCAGTTTGTACTAAAGTGTCACCGACTAAACAAGCATGATCATTACCGCTTGTGTCCAAATCTTCTGGTCTTCGTTTGTCTATTGACATAGATGGTAAAGTTTCTAGCAAGTACGGGCAAGTAGCAAATATGTAAAGTAACGGAGGTTTAGCGACTAGCCTTTGTCTAATTTGGGACCACCCAGAGATACGATCATTATCAGCAGCTCTAAAGCCCATTTGCTTGTACTTACTAAAGACTGTTGTAAATTGGTCGTTTATACTTGGGCCACCCTCATGATTGAAGATACTAGGGTCAGCAACAGCTACTGCATTTTCTCCCACGGAAACTGATGCAATTCTGTTAGCCTGCTCGACGTTATCAACTCCTTTTCCCCACATTTCGCGATAGATGATAATAGCTCCTTTTGGATATGGTACTTCGTTACCTCTATCATCACGTCCAGAACTAACAGCACCCCAGATAGCAGCAAAAGGGCTACGATAACCCCAGTCATAGCCCAAATAACGAGGCCAGTGTTGAGGGACGTTAAAAGGAGCAATGATATGTTTAGAGCTAAACTCAGGAAAGTAACTACCCTCATGGATTTCAAAGTCTCCTTCTAGCCAAGCCCGCACCAGCTCTGGACTACCAACCATGTGCAAGCGATTAATGTATTCAGGGTCACGAGCTAACAATATCTGGTTATCATGCACCCTACTTGGAATGTAGATGTAGTCAAAACTAGCGCCGTTAGGCAGGTCTTTAACAAGCACTTTCATGCCTTTTGGTGCTGGCTTGATAAACAATTCCTTTAGCCAACTGTGCCCTATCCCACCGGGGTTGAATGTAAGGATGATTTGACCGCCTCCCTTGCCTCGTAGTGCTCCAAATAGCTTCCAGATACAGCTTGGGTCGGCATAGTTACCAGCTTCTTCTATAGCGCAATCTGAGAGGTTCTGGCCTTGGTACTTTTCAGCGTCAGCGTCATTCGCTAAAGGTCTAAAACGTAAGCGACCACCCGACACGAAGGTAAATTGCTTTTTCTGGTCCTGCCAATGCGCTTTAAGGGGTAGGTAAATCTGCTTAGCACGCTCAATAAGGTCATCAGCTTGAGGAAGTTCTTTACGAAAAAAGATAGCATTAAAATCAGCCCCTAATTGTTCCTGCTTAATAGCAAACTTACCTAGTACCCCGTCAGTCTTACCGCCACCACGAGCCCCACCATAACCCACTAGTGTTATAGGGCCGGCAATTAAAGCCTCTTGTGGGCCAGCTTGTGGTGCCCATACAACATGCTCATCAGCCCTATGTTCAGCAAACCTATCGTCCACTTACCATTACCGTTTCAGGATTATAAATCCGCTCCACATTACACTTAGGATTCTGGCAAACAAAGTAAACCCCCATATCACCAGCAAAATGACTCACATAAGGAAACTCATCGCTAACCTTTACCGTAGATAGGTGTTCACAAGCAGGACAACGCATTACTTGTTCATCTGATTCTTTAAAACTGTGCTCAATGCCCATACTGTTTCATACTCCAATCGACTAACACGGTAAGTTTGTAACTTAAACCAAGCATTACACCTGTGCCCACCACAATTTATCCATTTACGACTCGTGATAACTAAACTAACACAAAAACAGCTAGGGCAACGATAATAGCTAATTGGTGCTATCGTCGTCGGTAAGGTACTTTTGGATAAACTCTTCCTTGGATAACGGCTTGGCACTGACAACGCTCCTCACCTCACCGCTAATCTCAATCTGATGCTGCTCACTCCAACCTAGTTTAGTCTTTAACAGATGAAGCAAAATTGGCGTATTGCCATTCATAGCCTCAGATATAGCTACAGCAGCTAAACCTTTCTGCATCTCAGCTTGACCCTCTAAAAACTCTTCTAGGTAATACTTCTCTAAGATGTAAACACTAACCCTAGCAGTTAACGCTGTAGAACTCTTAGACAAGCCATGCCTAGCTAAATCCCGTATTTGCAACCCTAACTGCTCATCCTTCTGATGATCCCTAGTCTGAGGTACTACCCTAAGCACAGGAGGCTCCACCTCAATCGCTATTTCAGACTCCGATATTTTAGCCAAGTCTTGAATAACTTCGACCTGTTTTAAATCGCTTTCATCTTCCATTTTTTAGCCTCAGCTACGTAAAACAAGGTTTGAGATAACATTAGGGATTTTTATATGAGTGGTTGGGTATATATGTAACTGGTACCTCGCCGTTTTCAAATTTTTTTTGGATTTGGAAATCTCTATTAGGCTCTCCAGCTTGTAACCCCTTGGAATCATTTAGGAAAGTCATATAGGTAAGTAGTTTTCTGGTTCTCGTGAACTAACCGAGGCAGGGTAACTACGCAATATCATTGAGTAACTTACCAAACTCATCCCATGTCATGCCGCTTGCGACGAACAATGCCATGACTTCGCACAGGTGGTAAGTACGTTTCACCCGCTCACGATAGCGTAGTTGATACTCACTTATCTTTATTAGCTTAGCGAATGAGCTCCGTGGCATACCTGTGACCTTACGCACGGCTTGATAGAGGTTACCTCGGGGCAGTGGCATAGTGTGATAATGGCCGACTGGTATGCGAGCACTAGTAGTACGTTTACCTAACCACTGTTTGCTAGATTCTACTTGGTTTACATGAAGCCACATAATATCAGCGTAACCGATCTAATTATTTTTGCACTAGAGATATTTTGTTGAAAATAACTGTAGACAGGGTGCATCTCATACGATAGACTGTATACAGTGATAGATAGTAATCACACTAACGAAAGGAATATATGACTACAAAACCGTCTACAATACATGGATCAAGAATCATTGCCGCACTTAGAGCGGACTTGCAACGTAACGGAACACTTAAAAGCTGTACCAGGGTATGGTGTGATGATGGTTCTCTACATTTAGTTACAGGTTACGAAACCAGAGGACAACAAGACCCATGTTTTGATACAGTTATTGGCTATTGGAAAATACCAGAAGGCGAAACATATCTATCGGCTAACTGTAAAGAAGTTATTACCAGGCCATTTAGCTTATAAACAAATATGAGCTCGATAACGAGCATGTTTCGTAAACTAACTAAAGGAATATATGAAACTTAAACAGATTCAAGAGCAATACGCTTTCATTGCCACGATCAACAAAAGCAATTCTAGTTATGGTAACTACGCTGTCAGGCTTAAAATGGCTGTAAATCACGTAGAGTTCTTTTTTAGATTATCTGACATCGTGCGTTTCCTTGATTCTCACGTAAAAGATGTACGTTCTGGTCATTGTCTATAACAAATAGCGAGGAATATATGAGCAATAAAACACTCGATAAGGCATTACCGATAGTATCGCCACTGATAGCGGCAATTGTAGGCGTAATCTGTTTAATAACGAGGTAGGTGTATGAGTAAGAAACTAAAGAGTTTTCCTATTGGTGTCGTATCTGCTCCAAGGGTAGTTATCGATG